ATTTCACCGGTGTCTCCAAATGGCGTTCGCTTCTTATTTTTGAGCTTGGCGTTGGCAAGTCTCAAAGCTTTCATCTCCTGTTGGAGGGAATTTGTTACATTTCTTTTATTTTTCTTAGTCATAATATGGATCCCCGTGACGCGGGGACTGTACATCCTATGAATACCATACTCCGCCGTGCAGTCTCTTGGCATTTTGTTTAGCACTAAAGTAATAGTTTTGGGGAATTACTTCATAGGACCCATGGGCAGTTGTTTCGGCATGCCCAGGCCTCCCCGGATTACCAGGGGTTGTCGCCTCTAAGGGGAATGACCGCAAAGCGTTCAATCTCCTCATCAGCACTCATATCGAGGTTATCGTAATAATGTTCCAAAGCTTCTTGTTCGGAAGGGGTTATCTTGAAAGCCAACCAAAAGGAGAAACGTGCCTCATCCGATATCAAATCAGATTCAGCTCTATTCATACCTTTTGACAGCCTCCAGAAACCACCCTCAAGAGTTGGATCACTAAGAGGATTTGCACCATTTGAGAGACGTACAAATCTACGATAAAAACTTTGCCATACAGGCAGTCCAGCTGTCAAACTGAGACCACCTTTTCCGACTGCTGCACACCATTTCTCATATACCCCTTTGGAGTCTAGGGGTTTAAGAGATACTGCATCTTTAGATATCGCGACCCTAGGGTCACGTACCATTATGTATTGGGTGCCGTCGAAAACAGGATGGCTTTGGCAAAATTCAATTTCCTCAAACACACTGACTGGTTTCTCGACCGTTAGGGAGAAACCTAGTTTTAGGAAGAATTCGTCGATGGTAGCTATGATTATAGGTACGACCCATGATTCACAAATTAGTACACAATCGTCACCGTCGTTAACTAACGAACAGTGTTCAAATATATTCTTTTCCTGCAAATATTCATAAACCATACCACACATTAGAACGACGTTCCCACTTGAAGTGTTGGGTTCGCCGCTCTGTCTACCACCTACGATCTCAAAGGAGAGATACCCTTCACCAGGTATAGAAGCGCTACATTGATTTTTCTCTTGTAGTCTCATTAACCTAGCAAAGTGCTTGTCCCCGGGATAATACTTTTTGTACCTATTGTGTTCCCATCTTAACGCATCAAGTGACACATGCTGATCGAAACGCTTTGCATCCAG